ACAATGCCAAACATAGCAGAAGCTTGATAGGTGATCTTGCCTTTAATGACATTCATCTTTTCCATTGTTTGAGCGATATTCCAACCATGCATCATGCCATAAGACAAGTAGGCGGTGACAAGTTGTTGAGCATTCCAATTGGTGCCAGCAGTGAGAAAGCCAGCGAGCTTTACGATTGATTCCATGCTATCAGCGATTGCATTTAAATCTGAGAGAGATTCGGTAAGTCTTTGATTTGCCATTTTTTTATCCTCTTGTGAATAAATCTAGTTGTCTAAGAATATGATCGAAAATTCTTTGGCAATCACTATCTAAGGGGATGCCAAAATTTTTGACTTGAAGGTTAATTGTTTGAGTTTGGGATACGATGATCTGAATGTCATCACAGTCAATTGTCCAATCAATGCATCTGTGATTGATGTTGTGCATCAACACAGCTAGACCATCAAGCTGGACGATGTTTAGCTGCTTGATGTTGTCATCTCTTTCAACGCCAATGTCGTTAATAAAGAGTTGACCTGATGCCTCTCGTTGATACCATTTGGCAACGCGAGCGGCTAACTCAGCATCTGTCATCATCATGGCTGGTACATTGCCATCATGATAAGTAATAGAGAAAGAGTATCTCTTGCCATCAGCTTGCCACTTGTATGTGTCTAAACATTCTGATCTCCAGGACAACGCATTGTATTTTCTTAATCTTTGAGTAGTCATTTTTTTCCTTATGCAAAAAGTATGAGGTAAGCGAGGGACGCTTGAAAGATTGCGATGAGTAGCAAGACGCCAATGTTGTTGATCAAGTTGCGAGTGCTTTCAGCTTTGAGTTCTGCTTGATATTCTTGGCTGATGCCTGCTTGAAGGTGTCTTTTATCGACTGTTGGGAATATCCCGCATTTTGGTGAATGTTGCATTTTGCATTCTGCTTTCTTTGTGAGTGTTGTGTTGTGTTGTGTTGTTGAGTTATGCCTTGTATCCGCAAGCAATCATGTCATTTTCAATGAATGCTGCAAGACCTTCGATTTCACATTCCTCTGTTTTGAGGTAGTTGCCATCTTTATCAAGAAATTCAACATTGCAATAAAGATCATCGATAGCAGAGATACAAAAAACCATCCCGCATTCTCCGTCTGTAGCTAGTGGATGAGCATTTGTTGGATAAATCCAAAGATTGCCTGTTTCCATATGAAGCGCATAGTAGTATGGAGAATCATATGTATTCATTGCACCTACAATTTCTGATTCAATTTCATGTAGTTGGTCTTCTGTCATTTGAGTACTGCTTTCTGTTTGATCGATTGCGTCTAAAACATCAATTTCTTGAGTTTGAATATCTTTAATTTGATTTTGCATTTTGCATTCTGCTTTCTGATCTTGATGATCATGTTGTTTGACTTACTTGTCTTGATATGTTTAATGTAAATGATTTTTTTACAAATGTCAATAACTTTTTTACAAAATTAAATAATATTTTTACAAAGTGATGAATATTTACCATTTAGTCTGAGAAAATGGGATATCTGAAATTCTTTGTGTCTCTCTATCAAATTCAACTGTTGCCGTTCCCAATGAGCCATGCCTATTCTTTGCAACAATAATTTCTAGGTTTGGCGATGCATCCTTGTCATAATAGTCAGCTCTAAAAAGCATAAGCACAGCATCAGCGTCTTGTTCAAGTGATCCTGACTCTCTAAGATCGCTTAGGCTTGGTCTCTTTTCATGTCTCCCTTCCACTTGACGATTAAGCTGAGTTAAGCAAATCACTGGACAATCGCACTTCTTGGCAAGAAGCTTTAAGGCTCTGCTGATCTCACTGACTTCTTGCTCTCTGATCTGGTTTTTATTTTGTCCTGATCCCTTTAATAATTGGAGATAGTCAACTACGATCAAGCCTAAATTCTTATCTCTATCTTTCACTTGCTCACAAGTTGATTGAAGAGATGTGATTGTATCAATACCTTGATCAATCAAGGTTATGTCTAGAGCTTTAATTGCTTTTGCTGCTAAATGGTATTGCTCAAAAGTATCTTGATCTAAATCGCTTAATCTTTTGTCTTTAAGCATATTCGCATTGATGCCTCCAACTGAGCAAATCAATCGATTGATCAATTGCTCTTTGCTCATCTCAAGGCTAAAGAATAAAACCTTTTTTCTCTGATCTCGCAATTGGGAGAGCAAAAGAAAATGCAATGACAAAGCCGTCTTTCCCATACCTGGACGGCCTCCAATATAATAAAGGCATCCATTCTTAAGTTTCATCATGTGGTCAAGGTCTTTTAGATCGGTGCTGATGCCATCAACTCTATTCTCCATCATGCTCAAAGCATCATCAATTTGATTGCTAAAGCTTTCGATCTTCATTGGGATCATCGCCTTTAAGACTTGCATGTGCTTTTGATAATGTTCATCAAGCCACGCCAAAGAGATGCCTTGTCTTAATAACTGAGCTTTAAGATCATCAAGATAGCTTGTCCTTGCTGCAATATACCATTTGATATGTTGATTGACTGTTTCTTCAACAAAGATTTCACTTGATAAAGTATCGTAGTTATATTCAATTGTTGTCAGCACATCAGCAATCCACTCAACATCAGTCAATTGGGGCAAGTCCTTTTTCAGTTCATCAAATTGCATACGATATTCATCATGAACAGAGCATAGATCAACCATCTTATTTTGAGCTCGCAAGCTCTTGGCAACTCTAAAAATAGCGATCAAAGTATCATTGAAAAAGATATCTTCATTTATGATCATTCTAAAGATACAATCCTTAGCTGGATGATCTCTAAGGCCTGATAACTTTGCTCGATATGTATTATAAACAAGCTCACTATTTGGATCATTGGGATTTGATCTGATAAAGAGAGGCTCATCTTTATTTTCTGTTACTTGACCATATTGAAGCCATGTAGTTTTGATAAGTCTTGCTGCTCTGATAAATGGGATGCGTAGGTCTGCCTCTGAAAAGTAGCCATAGACAGAGCAAAGCTTTTGCATATTATAATCAAACCTTTGAGATGCTTTGAGCATTGGATCAGGTTGAGCAGGCTTGTTTTCTGTCAGTGGCACAGTACCATTCTTTGATTGCAATAGATGGGCATAATCTCTTTGAAATTCAGTATGGCTTAATGAATTTTTAGCACTGATAGCATCATTCTTTGCTCTCCATTCAGCATATTCATTATTCCATCTATTGCGATCAGTGATTTCATATTGCTTTGAAACCACTTGCCAATTGTTGAAGCCTCTCCAATGAGCAATTTCTGATTCACTTAGTGCCATTGTTATTTGCTCCTGGTAAGAATTGCAATGCTGTTGGCACTGGATACATAAAGAATTGATGACTGATCCCTGTGATTGCCTCAAGTTTTCTTGCGATTGCGAGCTTGCAACTATATTCATCATCAAGATAGTTATACATGCATTGTCTAGTAACTCCGAGTTTTAAAGCTAGATCTGAAACGGTGAAGCCTAGATAAACTAGCTCCTTAATTTTGATATTTGTCTTTGTCATCATATCTCCTTCTGACAAATGGCTGATTAAAAAAATCATTTAATAGTGTAAATAATACATTGACACTTGTCAACATAATATTTACAATAAATTAAATCAAGCTCAGACAAGGAGAGATATGAGCAAGCTATTTTCAAAGAATGTTACCAGTTGGGGAGTTGCATCTAACATTAACAGGTGCAAGACAATGGGATCTATTGCCAACGGCCAAAGAGTTATCATGTTGCTTTTAGAGCTTTATGATGTTTATCCCAATCTCAAAAATCTATCAATCAAGCTCAAATACTCAGAGATGTCGGAAGCTTTAGGCATCAATGAAAGAACGATCAGACGAACATGTGAAACACTTTGTGAGCATGGCTTTTTGCACAAAGAGAACAATATCAAGCCAGCAAAGAAGGATGATAAAAAGAGAGAGTATGAAAGCAATACTTGGTGCTTTACATCAAAATTGATCTTGAGATATTGGAAAACATGGGCTGATTTCAATGAGGTCAATGAAGAAGCATTGCCACCTGAAACAAGCAACTTGATGATCAAAGAAAATGCTCAGTCAGTTTTAAATCATGTTTCAAATGTGGTTGTACCTATGGACAAAAATGCCGATTTAATAGGCAAAAATGACCATACCCCTATGGACAAAAATGACCATACCCTATGGACAAAAATGTCCATACCTATGGACAAAAATGCCGATTTAATAGGCAAAAATGCCGATTTAATAGGCAAAAATGGCCACCTATTATTAAGAGAGGAAGTATCTACAATTAAGCAAGACGCACGCGTGAAGTCTGAAAATGATTTCTGTTTTTCTGATGCTCATACTCCTAGATGGGATCACATGAAAAATCTCCTAAAAGATGAAGTCATTCACATTGGAGAAAGACCAGTGGCAAAGCTTAAAGCAAATTGGCCTGAAGCTCCTGAGCATTATAAGATCAATCAAGAGATGGGATATTGCAATCATCAAGCACTACCTAAGAAATTCAATGTTGAGCTTTCAAGGCAATGCAAGATCATCAGAGCTTTAAACAGTGAGAAAGTATTGCTGCTTAAAAGTCAGATTGACATGAGCTTACAAAACTTTAAAGGCAAAGTTTCACAAGCTGAAAGAGATTTGATTGTCAATGCAACAACAATACCAGTTAATCAAAAGCTCTTCATTCATGGCTCAAAATCAGCAACTGAGCATATTGCAGTAGGCATCATGAAGTATGCTCTCTATCAAATGGAAAATGAAGATGATCGAAGATTTGGCTGTCCTTCTCTTTTCTTTGGGAGCTTTGATTATCTAGCTCAACTCAGAAGGCAACTTTATGATCGATATGCAAAGCAGCATGAAGGCTTTGTAGATATCAAGGTTGATCTGCTTGTGGAAAATGTGGAGTACATGATCATATATGGGCATTCAAACCAAACCAACAAGTTTATGCAATACCTACACAATGAGATTGATGAGATCATTAAGATCAGGCCTCAGATGAATTTCATCATCTGCTCAACATCTCAGATCAATCAATGCTCAAAAACCATTCAAGACAATTTCAAATACATTGAAATCAAATAACCTGATCAATCTGTTAATGATCACTCTTCAAAAAGGCAAAGCATGAAAATCAATCCAACTTACTCATCAGGTGATATCAATTTCATTCATGATGAAGCACAAATCTTTGTTGAAAGCATTATCAACAACCTTGATGATAACATCACTCCAATCTTGGGAGATGATGGCAGATATCATTATGTTTATCTGACTGTTAATAAAACCAATGGTTTTTTCTATATTGGGAAGAAAACAGTCAAAGAAATGAATAGAAATCACAAGATTAAATCAAATGCAGTTGAGGTACAATTACAATACTTTCTAAAAATGTATTATGGAAGTGGAGTAAATATTAAGAATGCAATTAAAACAGAAGGCAAATCCAACTTCTTGAAATTTGTAATCAAATTTTGTAAATCTTCCAAAGAAGGCTTTGATCTTGAAAATCGTTTAGTAGATGAAGAAACATTAAAACAATTCTTTAATCTTCAATGTATGTATAATATACGCACTGGAGGCGTAAATTGTAAAATTATTCCAGAGGAAAATAAAAAGATTGGTCAAACTGTTGAGAGATCAATATTGTTAATCAAAAATAACAATACTATTAAAGTAAAACCATCAGAAGTGCTCAAATACTTGTTAGATGGATATGTTCCTAAAGCGTGGTCAATTTCCTTGTATAAAATTGAAAATGAAAGAATACAAGTAAAAACAATATTGTTAAAAAAATATAGGTCTCAGAAATTAAACTCAGTTTCAGATTTAATTTCTGCTTTAAAGAGTGGATGGATGTTTGGAAAAAGTATAAGTGTAAGAGCTAAACAACATTTAGAAAAGCAACTCATTGACCAACCTCAGCCATTGCAACCACCTCAGCCAGTGCAAGCACCTCAGCCAGTGCAACCAATCAAACAAGGCAGGCCTAGAAAGCCAACATTCCAATTTGAAGCATCATTATTTGATTGGCAAGATAAAATAATTTGAAATAATTTTTAAATGCAATGTGTTCTATAATCGCTAGAAATAAAAACTAGCCTTTGCGGAGATCAACCTTTCAGCTTGCTGATCGTGCGACTCGTTGGCTCAACATGTTGAGCTGACACTTAAATCTCAGCCTCTTTTTTTCAGTGAAGAAACTTGTAAAATACTAAACTCAAATCGAGGCTGATCTATCTGAAATAAAAAATCTCAGCCTCTCTTTTAGAGCAAAACCATCATTCAGAATTTAGACTAAGATTGAGGCTGATATATCTGAGAGATATGAACATGAGTATAGTCAATTATCTTAGACCAATGAATGGATATGTTATAGCAAAATGGGAAGATACTAGAGAGCATTCAATTTTATTTAAAGTTTTAGGAATTGCTATAGACGAAGCAGAACTAAGGGAGGGCTATTTGATAGAAGCGTTATCTAAAGACTATGATCACATAGACACGCCAATTTTTACAAATGCTTTCAGATTAAATAAATCAGATGTTATTGGCATTTATGTGTCTAAGCCTGATGATCAACAAATGTTTGAGCCATTTGATATTGAAGAATAATAATCATGGATAATTTCAACCATATCAGGCCAATGAATGGCTTTGTCATCGTACACACTGAAAAAACAATTGATCGCAATCGATATCTAGCAACCGTCTTATCAACCTCTCTCGAAGAGCAAGAGATCAATGTTGATGATATCCTGATGATCTTGCTTGATGATGAATGTGCTTTTGAATTTGGCGGTAAGCACTACCATCGAATTAAGAAATCGTCCATCATTGGCAAGGTTTCCAAAGTATCAAGCCAATGGACTAAATTTTAAGAATATCAATACCATTGGCTGATAAGTACTCTTCACCGGTTGAGATCCACCTATTATCTCGATCTTCATAAATCACTGATTTGATACCAGCATGATGAATAAGCTTTGCACACATTAAACAAGGTGGTGCAGTGACATAAATCGAGCATCCATCTGTTGCAATTCCATTTCTAGCAGCATTCGCAATTGCATTAAATTCAGCATGGTGGCAACCTATTTGGCTTTCTGATCCACTAGCTATTTTACATCTATCTCTAAGACAATCAGCACCTCCACAAAGTCCGCTTTGCTTGCGAGCAATACCATTGAAAGAGGATATGATGGGCACATCACCTTTGACTATCACCGCTCCAACCTTTGCTCGACTACATGGTGAAAGTTTAGACATGATCTGAGCTATCTCTAAAAAGGCTTTGTCTTTATCTTTCACTTCATAGGTGACAAAATCTTGACCTTGTGCCAACTCCATCAGCTTTTCCTTAACAGTCAAAGCAATCATCATCCTTTGATGCAAGGCAAGCGATTTCAGAAGCAAGCTTGATGATCGCTTTAGATCTCTTTCCACATTTGCCTTTATTGCCTACAGCATAGCGACCAAGAGCAAGACAGACATCACCTTGACTAGTTGTCAGCCATGTTTGATATGCCTTGATACCATACTCAATCTCATCGCAACCTTGACACTCAACAAATTGCTTTTTTACTTGCATGATACCTTCAGCACCTGCAGATGATACAAGGCCTCTCTCAAACTTGCTCTCATAGAAAGCAATCGCAATCATCAGGTTAGGATCAACTCCCATTCTCTCAGCCGTTGAAGCTACTTGCTGGCAAGCTCTCATCCTACTTGGAATTGACTTAGCAACGATCTTCTCCCAACCTAAATCTTGTTTAACTTGATTGGGATTAAAGATCATTCCCATCACAAGCCAGCATACATCAAAAAAACTATTCATCTTCACTCTCGTCTTTGGTGATATCATCCCAACTTTCATCATAAGAAATATCATCGTAGGCGATGATGATTGCATTCTGATCAAGTATTGCTCGGCAACTCTTACAATAGTGGTACTCCATACTTGAGCCTGCTAAGGTTGATTTGATTTCATTGTGGCATCTTAGGCATTGCATCGATAAGCTCCATAGTTTTAGGAAAGATACTAAACGCAATAGTATATACAGCTTTAGCAAATTCTTGCATCTCAAATTGAGAATGATGGTCAAGACGGAGCTTTAAAAAGTGCATGATCGCTTGAGTACTAGCAGACCAGATGCATTCACTATAAATTCCAACTGGCAAGATCATTCTTGCTTGCTCCCTACATACTCCCAACTCAAGCAACTTCTCATAATTGTTATATGCTAGATTGTAGCTTTCAGCGACTAAGATCAGAGCATTCATATCTTGATCATCATCTAAATATCCATTTGAGCTTTGCTTGTTTTTAGTATCTTGCAATCTAAAATGTTCGGGATAAAAGAAGCTATCTTCAATCTTGGTATATCTTGCACTTTGCTCATTCCAGGCACAGCCAACTTGGTGCTTCATCCATTGCCTTAAAATAAAGATTGGTGCTTTAATTCTGAATTTTATGTTGCCATGTCTAAAGGGGGATGAATGATCATGATCCCAAAGATATCTCAAAAGCTTTTCATCTCGATCAGTCCATTCATCACTTGCTCCAGCATAAGAAACGCGAGCGGCGTTCACTATTGCCAAATCGTCTCCCATGTGGTCAACCAATTCAACAAAGCCATCTGATACATTTATCTTCATCTTTTCTCCTAGAAAATTATTATATAAAATTATATAATTTTATACTTGAATGTGTTTATATAACACAAAGCAGGAGACAAAATTTATGTTAAATATCAAACTCATCAACAGACTGATTTGCCTTGAGCAAGTCGTTGATGCAATGTTCAAAGACGATGCACCTGAGATTGCTGAAGCTTTAAAGGTCTGCATCAATATCATATTTGGCGATATGGTCGCAGATCATACCAATGCAATTGAGCAACAATATTTCTCAGATAAAGAGGTGGAGGAAAAGATCGCTGATCTATCTAAAGCCAAAATCACAACAGACCATATCAAGCAAATTCAAGATTTGTACAAACAACTAAAGGATAAGAAATGATAAGAATACATACATCTATGGATGCTTTTAAAGATGATTCCGTCTGCTTATTCAACTTTTTCAATACCATTTGCTTACTAAAGCCTAAGGGTGAATGCTATACTTATCAAAACTCTGGCAATAATTTTATCATCAGCCATGCATCTTCAAACATCATTCTTGATATGTGCATCAATGACTATGATTACATAAATGAAAACTTTGATTTGCTCGTGGATAAGCAAAGCATTTCAATGACATACCTTGTTGAAAAAATGATCTTTCTTTCTTTTAAAATCGTTGGCAATCAAACATATTGCGAGCAAGTTTTGACAGCCAAAGATACTGAAAAAGAGTTGATTAAAATAGCAAATGAACTTTACAAAAAATACTATATTTCAGCAGTGAAGCATATTCACTTAACAAAGAGAGTTTTAAAAAATGCTCAATAGATTTACACTTATTGGACGACTTGGCAATGATCCACAACTCAAGACAGTTGGCGATAAAGAGGTAGTTAATTTCTCAGTTGCCTATAGTGAAAAGGTAAAGGGAGAAGAAAAGACGACTTGGTTTAGTTGTGAAATGTGGGGCAACTTTGCGAGGATCGTTCAGAGTCAAGCAAAGAAAGGCGACAAAATCACCGTTATTGGTCGCATTGTTATCAACGAACATGAAGGCAAGCAATATATCAAAGTGATTGCCTCTGAGGTTGTATTTCTATGATGAAACCTAAAGATCGTAAATCGATTTTAAGTCTATATGTATCAACTAAGCTGATCAGCCTACTAGACACGATCAGCGATAGACATGCTGTCAAGGTCTCTAAGCTGGCTGAAAAGATATTGCTTGACGGTCTCCAAAGAGATGAGATTGATCTAGCGCTTGAAATTGATGATGATGATGCTATTGAGAAAATCACTACTAAAATCATCAGAAAGTTAGATCATGGCAAAGAGTAAAACAACCGATAAGACCGTAAAAAATGATATAGTTGATTCTAAAGCTGGCAAAAATAGCACAGCACTATCAAAAAAGCCAGAAGAGGATAAATCTGAAATTGCAAGACAAAAGCGGCTGATCTCAATTGAGCAGGTGCTTGAGTTTATTTCTCAAGGCCTTTCTCAAGGTGATGCTCTTTCCCTTGTTGGTGTTGCATATAGTACTTGGAATGGCTGGATGAAGAATGATCCTGAATTGGTGGCTGATATCAAGAGAGCTGAAATCTCTCTAAAGATCAAGCACCTTCAGAATATCCAGCGGCACTCAGAGAACGATGTCAGAGCAAGTCAATGGCTACTCGCTCGCAAATTCCCTTCTGAGTTTGGAGAGAAACAAACGATCGATATGAATACAAAGAGCGATGATAGCAAGGTTATCATCAATGTGATCCAGCAAGTGCAAAAAGAGAAGCATGGTCAAACGATAGAGATCAAGCATGAGCTCCCAAATGAGAATGACAATGGCACAGACGAAGAAGATTGATATTGAGCTCAAGCTTAATCCCTTGCAAATTGATCTAGTTGATCGCTTGATTTACTCTGATGATGCCTTCATCGCCGTTAGAGCTGGCTGGGGAAGTGGCAAGACCTCAGCTTTAGTCTTTGCTTTGTGGACTTGGGCAAGCATTCATCCCAATAAGTCATCTTTACTAGTCACTGATACCGCTCCACGATATAGGTCGGTGCTTGGTCCAGAGCTTGAGAAGTGGCTTGCACCTTATGGTTGGACATATCATCAGCAAGACGGCAAGTGGCTTGCACCAAATGGCCACGTTGTTTGGTGCCGATCCTACTTTAGACCAGGCACAAGAGATGCAACACATAATCCACTTGAAGGCCTCAATATAACTTCAGGCCTTGCCTTGATTGATGAATGTCAAACTCTATCTGAAGAGGTAGCACAAAAGACGCTTGGTCGGTTGCGATCAGGTCCATCGCCAAAACTCATCATGGTTGGCTTGCCTGTATGGGATGCGTGGTGGGTAAGTTTTGCTGAGAAGGCTGGATGCACTCCAATCTTTTATGCAAGCCATGTGAATAAAGCCAACCTCTCTGAAGCTTGGTTTGACTCCGTCAAGAACTTGCCTGAAAGTGAACGGCTGGCAATGGTAGAGAATCAACCTAGACCACCTCAAGGCGTGATATATAGCGAATGGACTTTATCCCATGTTATCAGCAATTGGAAATATGATCAGAACATGTCATCAAGGCTAGTCATTGACTTTGGCTTTAGAAAGCCTTCAGTTTTGATCTTAACTCATGATCCTATTTTAGAAGCTGATATCATCTGTGCTGAGATCAATCCTCAAGAGATCACATTGTCAGAGCTTGCCAAAGATATCTTAAAGATTGCTTGTCCTAGAGATATGGCTAAGAGATACCCCAATCGTATTTTGCTTGATGGTGCATCAGGTGATAAGGCTGGATCAGCAAGATCAGATCGCACAGCTCAATCAGCCTTTCATGAGCTTTCAAAGCCAGCTGATCAAGGTGGCATAGGAATGCCTTTTAGGTGGTGCACTGATCCAATACGAACAGATATCTTAAATGGTATTCAGCGAGTTAAACGGCTAATCCATCAAAGGAGGATTTTATGCACCTCTGAAGTATGGGAAAGAGGAGCAAATGCTATTGGTAACAGCTTTAGAAAAGCGATCTTATCTTATGCTTGGGATGGCAAAGAAACACCTAAAAAGGACGGTCGAGAAGATCCACTAGATGCTCTTAGATATGATGTCATTAACTGGCTTTGGAGAGATAGCGAGATCATAGCTGATAAGCTTTTTCCTACTACATCTCCAACAGTCAAGAGCAAACTTAACATGGTGCAATCACACATCAAAGCGATGAGAAGTCATTAAAATGCTAGAAGAAAACAAAATCCATTTAGGCGATTGCCTTGACCTGATGCCATCCATTCCCAGCAAATCCGTTGATATGATCCTTTGCGATTTGCCTTATGGTACAACGGCTTGCGAATGGGATAGCATCATTGATATGGCTAGGCTTTGGCAAGATTATGAACGAGTGATTAAGGATAACGGAGCGATTGTTTTAACGGCAAACAATGTCTTTACTTTCAAGCTATGGTCAAGCAATCCATCGCTTTTTAGATACAGATGGATTTGGATCAAGAGTTTAAAAACTCAATTTCTCAATGCAAATAGAAGACCTTTATCGCAATTTGAGGAAGTGATGATTTTTTACAAAAAACAGCCAAAATATAATCCTCAAATGCAAGATGGCAAAGCATATAAAAGAAGAAATAAGAAATCCTCAATCGGTGGCAAGAGTACCTATGATAATGAAAAACTGGTTAGAATTCCAACAGTCAATAATGGTGAATATTTTCCCAGTGATATTTTAGAATTTTCAAATGACATAGGATTTCATCCAACACAGAAGCCGGTGGCCTTGTTTGAGTACCTAATCAAAACCTATACCAATGAAGGCGAATTGATCCTAGATAATTGCTCAGGTAGTGGCACAACGGCAATCGCTTGCATGAATACCAATCGCCGTTTCATTTGCATTGAGAGGGATGAAACCTATCACAAGAAGAGCATTGAACGAATGAATAACCATGAACCATTATTCCATTTAGGAGCAACATGAGAGGCAATGCACTTTTAGCAAGGTTGGCGATTGATAGCATCATCATGGATTTTTTCATCCCATTGGATGCAATCTATCAACTGACAGATCAAGCGATCATCGATAGGCTGAGAAAGTTGGAGCATTCCTATCAAGGTAAAATCAAAGAGGCTAAATTGTTTATGCATAAAATGGAGATGATATGATGCAGAAAAAAGAAAGAAGGTGCATTTAATTGAATATAAAATAACGGTCTTAGTGTTATTATTTTATACTCAATCACAAAGGAGAGAATATGATTGGATATGCAAGAGTATCAACTGATGATCAAAGCCTTGAGGCACAAATCGACTATTTAAAATCAATCGGTTGTACAAAAATTTATCAAGAGAAAATGACTGGCAAAACCAAAGAAAGACCAGAACTTAAAAAGGCAATGTCAGCAATCAAGAAAGGCGATGTCTTTGTTGTTTTAAAGCTTGATCGTCTCGGAAGATCTATGAAAGATCTGATCGAATTGGTTGAACAGATCAAGAAGAAAGGTGCTCACTTTAAGACATCAGATGGCATCGACACAAGCACACCGATGGGCGTCTTTGTTTTTCATATCTTTGGGGCTTTGGCTGAGATGGAGCTTGGCTTGATCAAAGAGAGAACGAAGCTTGGACTGAAAGCGGCAAAAGATAGAGGGCGAATTGGTGGACGGCCTAAAGGTTTATCAAGAAAGCTTGAGAGTGTAAAACATGCCGTCAAAGAGATGTATATAAATGGAAGTAGCATTGAAGATATATGTCAAGTATGTGGCATATCAAGAGGCTCTATTTATAGGGTTTTAAGAGATATCAAAATTGATCTAAGGATGAATAATCATGGCTAAATTCTTCGGTTATGAGTTAGATGATAGATTGTGCATGATTGAGGATATGATCGAGAGAGGCGAGGTTTATCAAGGCTATCGCCAAAGCTACACAAAGCCACAAAAGGTCGTTCAATCAAAGAGGCTTAAAGAAGCAGATCTTATCAAGGCTGTTTCATCGGATCGAACTTGGAAAGAGATAGCCTCTGAGTTAGGCGTGAGTATTTCAGCCGTTAGATTTAAATGCGATCAGCTTGGAATTAAAAAAGAGAAATTGCATCGGCATTCTAAAGCCAAAGATAAAGCTAAGCCAATACAACCAAAAATAAGAGAATCAAAAATATCAAAAGAAGATCTATCTATCGCTATTAAAGAGTTTGGATCAATGAAAGAATTATGCTTGAGGTTTGATGTCTGTAAATCAGCACTTAGAAACACCTTGCTAAAGTATGATCTTTATTTTGAATGTAGGGATAGATTTGATGCAATTCAAAGACCAAATACAATTCAAAGGCCTGTAGCTCATGCTTATGTACCTGCAAATAAAATTATGATCTCTAAGGAAGATTTTGAAAATGCTTTGATTGAGCTTGTTTCTATAAAGAAGATGGCAAAAAGATTTAATGTGAGTGTTCATGTTATCAAAGATAGGTTATCTAAATTTGGCTTAGTTGATAAATATAAGATTTTATATCATTCTCGTTTTGATGGCATGACTTGTCAATTCAAGGGATAGAAGCACTGATCTTCTTGATCTTCTCTTCAACTCGATCAAGGCGATCAGCTAGATCATCATCGCCAACTTGAATTCTAGCTTGATCTTTGGCTTGTGCATCAATTTTGCTCTCTAAGACGCTGATCTTTTTCTCAATGTCTTTTCTCTCAAAGTCGCAAACCAAAGCATGGTCTTTATCTTCTCGTTCTTTCTTTTGCATCTTTTGAAACATAAGCACAATCAAGATGATGAGTGCTAAAGGCGTGTTGTCTTTGGTGATCTTCATGAGTTGCTCAAACTGATTGATTTCAGGTGGCAACTCAACAAGTGATTGAGTAGGCTGGATAGGTTGAGCTTGTGCAATAATCATCGGCTCGTCTAGTGGTGCTAAAAACATATCTTCTTCTTTCTGATATATAAACTGATCAGGGATCAACTTAATTTTAGTGTCTTTTTTGAGTAGCTTTTCAACTTTCTTTTCTCCATAGTGAATGATCAGCTTAG